GTTCTCCTTTCAAAGCGTCCTTTCGGACGCACCCCCGAAGGGGTGCGCTTTGGAAAGGGTTAAAGGTTAAGATTAAAATGCTCCACCTTCTCCGGCAGTTACGTTCCCATTAGAATCAAGAGGAGTCCACCAGATATGGAATTTAAGCGAGCCGGTTGTCCCCGCGCCAACCGCTATGGTATATCCGACATCAATACCGTTAATAACCACAATGTCCTGAATAGCTGAAGTCAAAGCGGAACTCGCATCAGCAACCCCGACAACCGTAGTCGCAACCGAGCCATAAACTGCGGTCCAGACATCTCCGGTAACAGCGGCATCTAAAGCCGTGGCAGCCATGACAGCGGCGGTATTGCCCGCAACGCCCAGGGCTAAAGTCCCACTCGTTCCAACCGTAACGATTGTAGCCACGGTTTCAATCATTACCTGCATCCGGACAGCACCGGTCACGGCTGCGATCTCATGGGCGGCAACGGTATTCCAGGTGCCACTTGTCATATCTGCTGTGACAGTCAAATAATTCGGATGGGAATACGACGGACTCGCAGCCGCAGAAATGATATCCACATTTGTATCGATATCAGTGGTTTTGGTTCCCAAAGCCTCAAGGGAATCGGTTGAATTGTCAAAAGTTGTTACAACAGCGGTAGCATCGTCACCCATAATGTAAGCCAAAATAGATTCTTGGGCTACAGAAGCTGGGTAGGCTCCAGTTCCATCGGCGGTCGTAACCAAATGGTCGAGGCCATCTGCGTCAATCGCAGCCGTGGCACCCGTACCGGCTAACAAAGCATTACTAATGGCTTCCAGCGAATCGGTTGCCATATCATAATTCGCAATAACGCCATCATCGGCCATGATATATGATATAATGCTTTTGGTTGTTACGTTCGCAGGATAAGCAGCACTGGCACCAGCAGCAACTATTAAGAGGTGGTCAAGGTCATCGGCCTCAATCGCGTCCTCGGCTTCGGCCTGAACAGCGTCTAAGGTCGTGACATTTAACGAACTTATGCCCGTATCAGGCGCAGGAACCAGTTGACCGCTTGCGTCATTAGCCGTGGTCACATAGTTCTCGACACAGGACATTGACCCCGGATCAAGGGTTGTGGCCTCGGCACTTGAATAAAAGGTATTATAGGCAATAACACCCGTCCCCGCATCGGTGAACTCAACACAATGTTGATCGGCGGTATGGTTTATAATCGTATTGCCAACAATGTATGCCTCATCGCAGGGCTCGTCAGACCAAATGGCCGACACCGCAAAATCACCTTTAATATAGCAACCTATGACTCGCAGTTTTTCGGGTCCGGCTGTACCGTTACCAGCTTCAATAAAATGGTTCGGAGCGGCCCCGCCCTCGTCATTGTAATATTCACAATTAAGAACAGAAATATTGTCGGCACCATCAGCTATGTCGATGGCATCTAAAAACTCAAAAGAGTTAGTTGTGGGTTTTGGGAACACGCAACCTTTCAACGTAAAATTGTCTCCCGCAGCCTCAACGCTGATACCCATTGTAATTGCACTAATACCTGCCGCAAATCGCAAGTTGTAAAGAGTGACATTAGCCGCACCAATAACAAATTCACCGGCAGTATCGGTATAAGTAAAGGTCGGCATATCCGAACCAGCACCAACGCCACAAATTAAAATACCAGCTACATCAGCATCAATAGCATCGGCCAAAGCTAAGTTTTCCGCATGGCCGGGTTTTACCATAATAATATCACCATTGTTGGCGGTACACCGGCCAATGGCGTAATCAACTGTTTTCCAAGGTCGGGCAAAAGTTCCCTTGTTTCCGTCCGAACCTTTTTCATTGTCTACCCAATAGACATCACCGGCATAAGAATTTAATACCGGAACTTCATCTATGGTAATTCCACCGGGAAACCGTGAATAATTGGACATTGAGGACGTACCAAACGCAACCCCTGTAAAAGCAACGATCAGGAGTCCAACGAGTACGCCTATCAATCCTTTTTTCTTCATAGACATAATTTTATATCCTCCTGTTATTACTTGAATGGATTTCGTTTCGGAGGCGCACCTTTATGGCGTGCCATCGCGTCATCAAGAAACTCTGCCTTTTCTTTCCGGCTCAAGTCTCTGAAGGTTTCAATGAATGGAACCATCGTCCCCTTCGCCCTGTAAAATTTAATCGCCTCTTTCATCCGATCTTCCCGAATTTGCACGGCGATTATGCCCTGGTCCTTCTTATCGGGTTTCGGGTCTTTTCCCTTTTCAGCCATTTGTATTCTCCTTTAATTAGTTAAATAGTTAATTGCCGATTGTAAGGTTTCAGGTGAATCTCCAAAAAATCCCAAACCCCTATTGCATTTCTGACAAAGAAGACCTCGGATTTTATTTGTTTTGTGACAATGATCTACTGCTAAAGAATAGTATTTAGAAGTTTCTGGGTTCCCACATATTGCACAAACACCATTTTGGTCTTTATACATTTGTTTATAATCCTCAATGGTAATCCCATGACTCTTTTTCAAACAACTATTCTTGGCTTTATCGGGATTTTGGTTGCGCCAATCTCTTGCATATTTAGCTCGATCTTTACAGGGTATAACTTCTTTCCAAATACAGTTCTTTGGATTATAACCATTGCCCTTATCAAGCCTGTATAACTGAAAATATCTTGACGGTCTTTCACCAATATCTTCAACAAAAGCCCAAAAATCTTCCCATTGTGAACATATAGAAGCTTTATGACGCATCCGTCTCATCCACATCCACGTATTATAGAGTGGATGTTTTTCACGCAAGCCCCAATCAGAAGGTCTGGTTTTTTTTAAATGACCATGCCTCCTTAACCTCATTCTATGTATATTGCATAACCCATGAGAAATAGCTTTCTTGTCACAGCCTTCAACCTCACATTCCATAGTTTGCCTCCTTGTCGGATAGGTATTATGGAAATTGTCAATAAATTCAATATGTTAGGCTACGCCCCCGGCGACCCATACAGGCCCCTTGGGTCCGTACATCCGCCCTTATAACGGTCATAAGACTTGGCCTTGGCATTGTCGGTATCAAAGTCATTGTCCTGTCTCAGCGTATAACTATCCCGCTGGTACATCTTCATACCGTCAGGGCAGTTGGTCCTTACGAACCACGCATCAGGATCAGTAAAATAATGGTTGACCTTGATCCCACCAGGAAAGGCCCCTGTGGACTTCAGAACATTGACCGCGTTACCGGCGTTATGGCTCTCAAGTGTAGACTTCAGAACCCTGTTGCACTCAAACCAAAGCTGCCGTGGAATGTGCAGGCTCACGCCGTTCAGGGCGATCTTCATGCCCTTGTCATCCGTTGCACCCATGATCTGAATAAGCAAGTCCTCGGCTGCGTCCATGCTGAAGTCAGCCCCTGCAGCCAGTTCATTGCTCCAATCGCCAGCCCGTGAGGGATGGTCAGTGGCAAGAATCGCCTTGCCATCGCCAGTAGGATAGCTATTGTTAAACGCCCGGTTATAGATCATTGCCAAAATGGTTTCTTTCGTCTGCCTGAACGAGAAACCGAGAGACTTCGACCTGGCTTTAGCCAGCTTCGGATACAGGTTGTCTTTCCTCTCCTCATAGGTGACAATCCACCCAAGAGAGTACGCCACATGGACGTACCGTGACACATACCCCTGCATTAAGGTATCGTACTGAGCGGCCCTTCCCTGCGGCTTGATCGGCACTAACCCGAATCCGGTTGTCTGCACATCTTCCTCAAAGTTCTGTCCAGACGTTGCAATCTCATATAGCTCTCTCCACTCTTCGGGGTGTTCGCCGTAACCAACGCCCCACCACGCCTTAACACCCGGCCACAAAGCTTTCGGGTGATTACCAGTTGTAATTACTCCTCCCATTGTTCACCCTCCTTTCTAAGCAGCGGTAACGCCAGCATACTTACCAGTGGCGTTTTCGCAAGTGTTAAGCAGGACTTCATAAATCATGTTCTTAGCAAACTCATTGTCAGCCTGATCGAGAACATTGAGAATATGAAGCGTAAAATCCTGCGTTGTAGCCGGGGCGGTTGTCGTACCCTCATCAAGATGAAACCCCGAAAGCCCTGTCACGGTGTCGCCGGTTCCTCCCGTCTCGATCATAACTGCATTTAGACCGACCACTACATCGGTAAGAGCAGCAAAGCCGTCACCTCTGATCTGATAAACTACACTTGAGTCCATACAGACATGAGCGTATCTTTCAGTAGAGGCGGGGTTATATTGTTTTGACAGGTCTGTCCGTAACGGCTCAAAAGAAGTGATGACACCCCTAATGATTAATCCGGCTGTTCCTGCCGATGCGTTGATTGTCGGCAAAAGCCCGCCTGCTTCCTTTTCGACCGCAGCAGTGGTCCAAAGCACGGGATCTCCGACAAAGAGTGCGGTTCCATAGCTGGCGGAAACGTAACAAAGTTGCGTCTGTCCGTTCCAGTTGGAACCATTAAGATGCCTTACGGGTTTCAGCCCAAAGGCTTCGGTTATGTTTGCCATTTGTATCCTCCAATATTATTGGGGATCACGGCGTTACTGTCGATTTGATATCAATACCGTTATCTCTCGGAATGTACCGTTTATCCCCAGGTTTTTGTTCAAGTTGTCCTCTCGCAATCTGTTTATCTGTCTCGCCATGCCCTACCTCTTTTTCTTCCTGGTCTTCTTCGTACAATTCCTCGTCTATCACCATGAGATACGCCGTAATTGGCGAACCATCATCATTCGGTCCCACAGTCCTGCTTATTCGGGAACCCATGTCTTTGTTCCCATCCTCTACCTCTTCACCTACTTTGCCTGTTTTGTCCTTCGTTAAAAACGTGTACCCACCACGCAAAGCATCCTGTATGCGTGTGGGGTCTTTTGACCATTTATCGTTGAACCAGTGACCAACCTTCCCTTCGGGTATATCGGCAACCAGTTTACGCCTTGGAGTGCCAATGGGGATTCTCTCCCGCCTGTTAGCACTTCTGGCTCCCACATTGTTGTCACCCTTTTTGTGGCTCATCATGTGGCCGTTAAGCTGTTTAGCCGTATCAAATTCTGCCCCGCATCCATCGACATCGCATTTAAATTCTCCCATTGCTCCTATCTCCTTTTTTATTCCTGTTCGTAGTAGTCCTTAATAAAATTGGCTTTCACTTTTTCGGGGTCTAAGCCTTGGGCTTTCAGTTCACCCACTATTTTTTCACATTCGGCTTGAGCGTCTTTGGGCATATTGCTGAAGGTCTTTTTCTTGCCGCCACCGGCATCCGCTCCGCCTGCGTTGCTACCGCCACCATCAACATCATTGGACCTGTCCCTGTTGAGATTCTTGAAAGCCGGGTTGTCGGGAAATCTTGCCTTTACTTCCTCTGTGATCTTGTCGAGTATTTCCCTTTGAGAGAGTCCCTTGTTTTTCGGCTCATTACGCACAAAAGTTTCTACGGAGGTCGCATACATTCCCAACTGTGGGTCTTGCTTATACCAGGAGTTATCTTCTACCCACCCCTTTGTAATGGGATCCTCGGAATCTTCCGTGCCGCCTGACTGCGTTTCCTCGATCTCGATCTTTTCCGGTTTTTCAAGTTTGTCTTTCTGATCCTCAAGCTCATAAAACTTTTCCGTGTCCTGCTCCGCTATCGCTGTGGCCTGTTCCTTTCGGATGGTCTTCATGGCCCGGTCATATTCCCGATTGCTAACCCCCTCATGCAATTCCACAACTTTCTTCAGGGTTGTTTTAAGGGTCGCCAGTTCGGTTTTTGTCGCCTCTTGCTTTCTGTTAGATGCCATCAAATCGGTTTCAAGTTTCTTGTTAGCCGCCTTTGCTATCGGCAGTAATGTTTCTGCCCGGTCAACGTAATCCTCGGCAGAGACAAACTTTTCCGGGTCACCCTTGAAATCTTTTCGCCAACCGTAAAGCTCTGCCCGTGCTTCTAATTCGGGGTCAACTACTGGTTCTTCTTCTCCTTCTTCTTTGATAATTACCTCTGTTTCTGCCATTGTCTTTTTCCTCCCTATGGGTTCGGGCAATAAAAAAGGGCAAGCGTGATGTCGTGGCACCACGATTGCCCTTAGTTATCCCTTGCGGTCCCTGGCCTGCCGGTCAGGTTCGCCCAAATTGTTTACAACATTTTAAAAAGTTATAATTGCATCAATATCCTTGTCGTTCATAATGCGGTACTTCTTACCGTCTTTTCCTTCCACTTCCTTGCCTGCGTACCTTTCGTAAATCACCCTGCTACCAACGTTAGGAGCCATTACAAGCCAGATAGGGTCGCTAAAACAATTCCCCCCTATAGCGACAACGGTTCCCTTTTCCTCTGCGGCCTGTCTTTTGTCCTGCGCTGTTGCCGGGAGAAAGATGCCGCCGCTCGTTACTTCCTCTATCGTGTCCGGCAGAACAAGCACCTTGTATTCTACCGGGGTTATGCCTGATTCATCTGTGGGTTCTTGTGCTGTTTTTCCTTTCATGTCTTGTCCTCCTTCATGTCGTCATATTTCATTTCTAATAAATCCTCTATCTCCTGGTAACGCCCTGATAATTCCCCGTGTTTCGGTTCATTGCCAAGGCAGTTTCCCATCCCCAAAAGCTTGCCTACCTTTGCCTGCCTCTCCCTAAGTACCTTAAACACTTCCCTTGTTACATCATTCCTTTTCCACTCTGCAAAACCCTCACTTGTTATCAACATTTGCCGCTCCTGCCTTTGGTTTTTGTGCTGCCTGTTTATTCTTATCCAATGCGATTAATGCGTTCATCTCGGTTTTATAATATTCCATCTGCGGCCCAACCTCCGCCGCTTCTGCATTTGCAAGGTTTTTGATAATCTTTGACAGGGTTTCCGCCCTTTCATCGGGATATTGACTCATTTTAAACTCAAGCTCATCTCGCTTGAGATCCAGTTTTTCAGTTTCCAGAACGGTCTTTGGGTCAGGCGGTGGCTCATAGTCTTCAGGCATCAGCAATTCCGTGTAGTTCTCAATCTGCAACGCCTCAAGGTATCGCTCATCAATCACCCTGTCGTTAAAACCCTGCCCCTTTAACCCATAAAGGATCTGGGCCTTTAAAAGTTTCTGTGTATCACTCACCTGATTAGGGTCGGCTACCGGAACAACATCAATGCTCTTGTCTTCGTAATCGGCACGTACAATGGCTTTTGTGGAATCAAGCACCACATAGTATGCTTCTTGCTCAAGATACAACCTGTTAAGCCTATACAGCTTCCTGTATTCGGATTTAGAAGCCTTGTATATCCGCTTATGTATCCCGCTGAACACCTTCAACCCCTGCTCGATCCTCGCAAGGGTGGTGGTGGCGGGTTCATTATGAATACTCTGGTCACCCGTCAATATCTCTGACACGCTCGATTGTTTTTCCCCGGCCTCCACCATAAAGCCAAGCAAATTAAACAGAACGGCAGACGGTCCCTTGGTAGGCAAGGGGAATATCTGTTTTCTCAGGTCATCCCCTGAAAAGGGAACGGGCATCCACTCGTTTAACTTCAGGGTGACATTACCCCCGCCCCGGCCCCTGCCAAGGTTGACCCCCCCGCCCAGGAAACCACACTGAGCGTTGTCCTTTGTCCCGGCATCAATCAGTTGATTGGTGGTGGTATTGATCGTTTCATTTATCGGTCCAAGCAACGACCCGAACCCAAACTCATAAACTGATCCATCCGGGGATCTCAGGAAAGGAAATTTCGTCAGGTAATGAACGGGATCTATCTTGATTATCTTTTTCCCGTCCCTGTGAATACCGTCCAGGTCGTACCGGGCTTTAATCCTAATCACCTTTTTGGTGTCTTTGTGGACAATAACCGTGTAAGGCTCTTTGTACCCGTCATCGTCAAGGTCAAGCCACCTGTACTGCTCAAGAAATACATGGGGTTGGTCGTCATCATTCCCTATGGTTTCTTCGCTTTCCTCATCCAGTTTGGATGTGGGCATACCAAGTTCAACGTCATTAAGGAAAAATTTAGACCGTTTGCGCTCCTCTATCTCATTGGGATACAAGACATATACATGGGTAACGCGGGGAGCGGATTCAAGGCTTTTAGCAAAGTAGTGTATCACTACATGTTGTGGTGATATGGCTTCCGATATATTGCGCCCTAACTCGCTTGAATAATACGTCTTTTTAAAGAAACAACCAAGGATGGGAAGGATGGTCAAGCCCTTGTCCATCTCCGTTTCCCACTCTTCCATTTCCTCAAGGCATTGGTAGCTCATGTGTTCCGAAATACGTTTTTTCCGCTCCGCTTTCACGCCATCCGGGTCTTCGCCTATCACCCGTGCCATGACGACACGGTTCCCCTGAACGATATTGGGGTAAGCCCTTGAACTAAACTGGATAGCAGCCGTAGACAGAAGAGGGTACATGACATTAGAAGCCTTCTCATGGGGCCAATTCTTCTCTTCCCACAACTGCATGGCAAGCTTCATGCCCTTTTTGTTGCGTTCTTCCCATTCGGACCGGCTTGCCTTGTCTATCTCGTATTCCTCGACCACCCTCATGCCTATTCGGTCAAGTTCTGTTTCGTCAAGATTCTCCGCAATGTTACGGGCATCCCAATATTTATTAATCAGGTGTATTTCTTCTTGTGGTTCAGGCATCCTAATACCCCGTTACCGCACTACGCTGGCTATCCGAATTGAAATTCATGGCCCCATATTCATTAATCGCGTCAAAATCAGGTTCCTCTATCGCTAATTCTATCTTACTTTCCGCATATCTGGTGCCATCCATAAGGTGATCATCCTTTTTTACCACATGACCGTGCTCATCCCTTCTATACAGCCTAAATTCAGCAAACCACGGCAGGCAACTCTCAAAAACCTTCAGCGTCCCCGTAGAAAGCCTTGTCCAGATCCTATGGATTCCCGTTTCAACGGCATTATTGGCAAAAACAAGATTAACAAGGCCCCCTTCCCGGTACTCGTTTATAAGCTTTGTACCGTCTTTTTGGCCCGATCCCTGGCTGGCAGGATCAATCGCCCCCGGTATCCATGTCCCCCTGGCGTTTATCGCCACAATATGAATAGGAGGCTCCGCTATGGCTTTCTTATATACGGAATACACGTAGGCCACCCCGTCATCAGGGTTTACAGCCAGCCACACCGCAGCCGTCCAATTCCAGCCTACGTCTAATCCGTATATTTTTGGATACCAAACGGGTATCTTTATGTCAGGGGTGATAATCCTATCCTCTGAAATAGGATAGATGGCCCCGGAACCCAACTGTGGAATCCCTTTTGTCCTGGCTTGCCTCTGATAAAGCGGAATTAACTGTAACAACCGCTCCTTTTCTTCCGTTGGCAGGTGCGGGGCATCGTCCCAGGTTGCCATGATAACGTATTTACCATTGTGGACAATCCCATTGTAAGCATCCGAAATCTTTCCGTCTAAGGGCATGAACTCCATCACCGTTTCAGACATGCCATCCAAGGGCGTAAACGTAGATAAAATCAAACCGGGTTCATCCCTCAGTTCGGTCTTCATGGTCCTGATTACACACTCCCCAAAAATATCTAACGGCGGTTCCTCATCCAGCCAAATTACATCAACTTCCTCACCCTCAAACGATTTCCTCTTACTTTCATAGGACTTAAAAACGATAATGCTCTTTCCCCCGGAAACATGCTTGACAAAAACCATCTCTAACAACCCGCTAATACTGCCGGCAGCAGGTTTCGTTTTACTTAAATACTCAGCCGGAATCATCCCGGTCCCTTCCTGCCCTAAACCCCCCACCAAACTCCGCTGATTTACGTCCCGCGCCTTAATATTCGTCTTTCCAGCCGCCCAGATATGGCAAGGATGATCGAACCGTTTCCCCTTCCACCACTCAGGATAAAGCCCCGTAGCATGTAACGTGACCTCAAATGCCCCAATCCCTAAACTCTTACCAACCCTGTTAGCCGCCAGGATAGCCCGGATATCATACGTCGCGCCCGCTTCGAAAAATTTCATGTGGGGAACGTATAATTCCCTTCTCAACGGACCCTCTTCAGGGTAAAACGTCCACAGCCTTTTCCCCTGGACACGCTTCTCCTGCTCCTCAAACAGCGCAAGCAGATCCTCCGCGTCCTCACGGCTTAGGCTACCCCAATCAAGCTGGTCTGTGTTTATCAGGCCGGTTGTCATCTAATCCTCAAATTCATCATTGTTATCCTGGTATTCCCCGGAAAAATAACCGGCCACATAGTCGTAAACCTCATTTTTCATGTACTCAAGAAGGCCAATAACCTTAATCCCGGAATCCTGCGCAAACCAATATTTGTGAAAGATATTCTCACCACCTACTGCTTCTTGCTTTTCCTTCGGCACCTTCGCATTGGCAATAATCACAAAATCGGTTATTTCACCAACTTTAAGCTTCTCTAAAATTCTCTCAAGTACCTGTGTGGCTAAAGGCGCTTGATTTAACCTGACAACCTTTTTATGGACTGTGTTTTTCATTATCAATTCAGTACCGATATCTTCTTCTCGTTCAAAACAAGGTTGCTACGGGCCTGCCGGTAATCCTTCGCAAGACTGCCCATCTCCTGAAGAGGCATAACGATAAAAGACCGCCCCCCAATGGTAAGGTCCCCAAGATAATTATTGTTATGGCAGAGATCCATCATAAGCATCTCCTGACCCTTTGCACTGTTTCGGTACAAAACCTTTACAGCGTGACGAACCTTAATCTCTTCGTGGGTGTCGGAATATTTACCAACTTCCCCAATAAATTCATGCCCCTGTGCTATTACGTGTACCAACATCTGTCTGCCTCCTGTCTATGCCGTGGTTATGTACTCCCAAGGATTAAAGCTTGCCATCGGACATATATCCCTAATCTTCTGCTTTATAAGCCCCACTAAACCAGAATAATCCTTGTCAAGTAAACACATCCTTACATCATCCTCGTAAAATTTGGACCGTTTACCATGATACCGCAACGTATATTCACCATGAAAATGATTAAAAGTAACTTTAACCCCATAATCATTACAGATTGCCTCAATCCCAGGAGTAAAAAGGTTAAAATTAATATATGCCATGCCTACCTCCTATCTGCCTTTTTTGGGAAATTATCGTAGTCATACCACCCTACGTACATCTATCGTGCTGCGCTGGTTT